GAAGACGTATCGTTCTGTTTAGATGCCATTGAGGAAGGCATGGATATTTGGTGCGATCCTCGTATTCGTGTGGGTCACGAAAAATCTCGTATTATCTAATGGAAAAGAATCTACAGAAATGGGCAGATACGCATTTGCCCAATAAGAGTTCAGAAGACCTTTGGGATTTGCAAGCAGCGATTCTCACCGAACTTTCTCGTAGAGACGATGTTCAATATCAGGTCCGTGCCTCGAAGGAGTCATTAGATAACAAATTTAAACAACTACGTATAGGAACAACTTAAATGCCAGTTAAAACAAAATCAGGAGCATGGGGAGCATCAGAATTTATAGAGGCAACCCCGAAAAAGTCTCGTCAGGGAAGAGGAAAGCATTCAAAGTATAGCGCAACCTCTCGTAATGGTCCCCGTAAAAGATATAGAGGACAAGGAAGATAATTCTAAGACCCGAAAGGGTCTTTTTTATTGCGTTTCAGAGACACTTATATGCCCCTAGAAGACACCATTACCATATATTAGGAGTATTGATATAAGTGCCATTATAACTAATGTTAGTATCGTTAATTTTGACGAAAAAATGGAAAATTCTAATAAGAAAATGCTTCGAGAAATAGCAAATGACCAATTAACTCCTAAAAAATACGATTTTACTGTCCAAAATGACCTATATGAGAAGAGAAAAGATGATTTTGAAGAAGATGGACTAGATTATGATATAGATTCAATACCCCTCGCAGAATTTTAGTATATAAACCTTAATAAATAAATTATAATTGTAATATCTTCCACATTTCATGCCTTTACAAAGGGTAAATAACGGTTTTAAAGACCTTAGTATGAGTTTTCAGGCAAATCCTTTGTCTAAAGACCTAATTGCGTTAAAAAATATTAATGCAATTGGTCGTTCGCTTAAAAATATCGTTTTTACCTTACCTGGAGAGAAATTTTTTAACCCAGATTTTGGTTCTAGGATAACAGCATCCCTTTTTGAAAATATAAACGATATTACGGCTAATATTATAGTGGATGAACTTAGAGAATCAATTACTCGATATGAACCAAGGGTTAAATTATTGAATGAAGGTATAAGAGCTTTCCCTAATTATGACAATAATACCTTTGATATCATAATTGTATATGAAATTATAGGAGCAGATGTTCCTCCACAGCAATTAGAATTTGTTTTAGAATCAAATAGGTAATAGAATGGCATTAGTTAACTTCTCAAATCTGGATTTTGACCAGATTAAGACAACTCTGAAGGATTATCTTCAGACAAATGCAAATTTTACGGATTATGACTTCGAAGGGTCTAATCTATCAACTGTTATTGACCTTTTAGCATACAATACTTACATAACTTCATACAATGCTAACATGGTTAGTAATGAAGTTTTCATTGATAGTGCAAGTTTAAGAGAAAATATAGTATCTTTAGCAAAAAATATTGGATATTTACCTCGTTCTAGGAAATCAGCACGTTCATCTATAAGTTTTTTCGTTAATACTACTGAAATTGTACCCCAACCATCTATTATAACTCTTAAAAAAGGTACTGCAGCAACTACAGCAGGTTCTTTTGGTAATCAATCTTACGTTTTTTCAATTTTAGAAGACATTTCAGTACCAGTTTACAATAATATTGCAACTTTTATCGATATTCCTGTATATGAAGGTACTCTTTTAAATACAAACTTCACTTATAGTACAAAAAACCCAAATCAAAAGTTTATTTTACCAAATGTTGGCATTGATACTGATTTAATTGCAGTAAATGTCAAAACTAACGAACAGGCAACTGCAAAAACCAAATATACTTCTCAAAATAGCATTTTTAACGTTGATGGTGGGTCAAGAGTCTATTATTTGTCCGAAATAGAGGATGAAAGGTATCAAATCTTCTTTGGAGATGGTATTTTTGGTGCTTCTTTGGAAGAAGGTAATTTTGTTGACGTAGATTACATTGTTTCGAGTGGAGATACTGGAAATGGTGTTGCTCAGATGACATTTGGTGGAAATCTTTCTTACGAAAGAAATGGAATAACATATCAGGTTACTTCTGGTATCTCTTTACTAACAACTAATTCATTTTCTACTGGTGGAGAGAATATTGAAGCAGTTGAATCTATTCGAAAGTTTGCTCCTAGAGTTTATGCATCTCAAAATAGAGCAGTTTCTGCCCAAGACTACGAATCTTTAATTCCAGCAAAGATTTATCCTGAAACTGAATCGATTTCCGTATTTGGTGGTGAAGAACTTGTCCCACCTCAATATGGAAAGGTTTTTATTAGCATAAAACCTAGAACTGGTGATTTTTTACCCAATCTTATCAAAGAAAACATTAGATTAAAGTTAAAGAAGTATGCAGTTGCAGGAATTGTCCCAGAAATCTTAGATCTTAAGTATCTTTACATTGAAGCTGATTCAAAAGTTTATTATAATACAAATCTTGCTCAAAATGGTGCTTCTGTTTCTTCTATTGTTCAGAATAATGCAAATAAGTACGCTGAATCTACTGAGTTAAATAGATATGGTGCTAGATTTAAATATAGTAAGTTTTTGGGTATTATTGATCAAAGTCATGATGCAATAACATCAAATATTACAACAATTTCTATGAGAAGAGATTTAAGACTTGTATTAAATAAAATTTCAGAATATTCTATTGGTTTTGGTAATCAATTCCATATTAGAAGTATGAGTGGATATAATATTAAGTCTACTGGGTTTAGAATAGATGGAATTGACCAACCTGTTTATATTTCAGATATTCCGAATAGAAATAGAATAACAGGATCACTTTTCCTCTTTACTGTACCTAATCCAAATTCATATAGTCCTAGAATAGTAAGAAGAAATGTTGGTGTTATTAATTATGCAGCTGGAATTATTACTTTAAATCCAATTGTTATTCGAGTTGGTAAAGTTAAAGATGGTCAATCTATTATTGAATTATCAGTTTGTCCTAAATCAAATGATGTTATTGGATTACAGGATTTGTATTTACAACTAGATATAGGTGGTAGTGTATTTGATCCTATTGTTGATGAAATTGCATCTGGTCTCGATCCAGCTGGGTCTAATTATATTGTAAGTTCAAGCTACATGAACGGCGCATTAGTAAGAGTATAACATGTCAGAAAAAAGAGTTCTATTCCAAAATATTGTTGAGAATCAGCTTCCAACATATGTACAAACAGAATTTCCTCTAGTTTCGGATTTTCTTAAAAGTTATTATGTTTCGCAAGAATTTCAAGGTGCTCCTGCTGATTTAATTCAAAATATTGACAAATATACAAAAATTGACAATTTAACCAATTTAACTAGTCATGTTGGATTGGGTGCTGATGTAAATTTTTCTGCTACTACAATTACTGTTGATATATCAAATTATCCTTCAGGAACTGATGGATTTCCTGATAATTATGGATTAATAAAGATAGATGATGAAATAATTACATATACTGGAAAAACTTCCTCTTCTTTTACTGGATGTGTTAGAGGATTTAGTGGAATTTCGTCATATAGAGCACCAGATCGTCCAGATCAACTAGTTTTTGACTCTACAATATCAGATACACATGAAAAAGGTGCTGAGATAAAAAATTTAAGCACTATTTTCCTTAAAGATTTTTTAGTAAAGACAAAACATCAACTTTTACCTGGATTTGAAGAAAGAGATTTACATAAAGATATAGATCATAATCTTTTTATTAAACATGCTACTGATTTCTATAAAAGTAAAGGTACAGACGGTGCTTTTGAAATTTTATTCAGAGCATTATATAACGAGCCTGTAGAAATTATAAGACCAAGAGATTTTCTCTTTACACCATCAAATGCACATTATTTGATTACAAATGATTTTTGCGTTGAGGGGGTTGATGGAGATCCAATGGAATTGGAAAATGCTACATTATTCCAAGATAAGTATGGAGATCCAACATTTATTGAAAAGGCATATGCACCTATTACTAATGTAGAGGTTATTAGTCCTGGTATTACTGGAATAGCAAAGACATATTATAAAATTAGTTTAGATGCTGGATATAATAGAGATTCTAGAGTACAGGGAGCAACTTATGGTGAATTTGTTGTTCATCCAAAGACGAGGTTAATTGGACAAGTCTCTGCTGGAACTACTATTTTAGATGTAGATTCCACTGTTGGATTTCCAAATTTTGGAGAGTTATCGGTAGTATATAATGATACTACAACTGGAATTGTTTCATATTCCTCAAAAAATTGGAATCAATTTTTTGATTGTACTAATATAACGGGAATAATTGAAGATTCTGAAGATGTTGGAATAAACACTTATTGTTATGCTGCGTCAAATACTGGTGATGGTAGTGTTGTTAAAGTAAGAGTAAACTCTGTATTAAAAGATTTTGCTTTTGGTGTGGATAATAAGTATTATTCTCATAGTGATGTTGCAAGAATTAAAACTTTAGGTGTTGATGAAAATACATTTAAGGGAAGAGGGTGGTTTTATAATGTTGCTTCTCAGTATCTTGTTAAAAATATAGAATTAATTGATTCTTCTGATAACACTTATCTAGTTAATTTAGAAAAAGTACATTCATTGAGAGTGGGTGATAATGTAGCACTTACTGGTACTAATAAAATAGAAAAACCTATTTCTATAATAAGTGAAATTAAATCTACAAAATCCTTTATTATTAAAGGTCAAGGAGATCTTAGTACTAGTGATACTTACACTGTTAATAGAAAACTTTTAAAATCTATATCAAACACCTATCCAGATTCTTCAAGATTTACTACAAACGTACAGAATACTTATAAACAAGGAAATGATTTTTTAGTTGCATCTCCTTCTATACCAACATATAATGTTCAACCACTTAACGTTTCTAACCAATCTGTTGAACTTAATGGAACATTTGCTGCAGGTGGATCATGGCAAATTACAACAACTAAAGATCATGGTTTTTATACAGGAGATTCTATTTGGTATACTCCAGAAAAAGTTGAAGAATCATATATTGATACATTTGGAGATGTTAAGAAAAGAATTGTAACTTACAGTTATTTGTGGGAGGAAGGTTTATATTTTGTAAAAAGAATAGATGCATCCACAATAAGACTTGCTAAAAGTTTGTCTGATATATACAATCAGAATTTTCTTGTACTTGATAATAATATAACAGTTCAGAATAATAGAATAGAACCTTATAAGTTTAGACTTAAGACTTTAGAGTCGCAAAAAATTATAAGATCTATTCATCAACCTGTAACTGATTCGACTATAACAAAAACTAGACCTGGTCGTACTGGAATTTTGATAAATGGGGTTGAAATACAAAATTATAAAGGAAAGCAAGTTGTTCATGCTGGAAAACTTGAAGGAATTGAAGTATTGGCAGAAGGAACTGATTATGATATAATAAATCCTCCAAATTTAATTATTGGTGATAATGTAGGATTCGGTGCTACTGGTAATGTTGATGTGGTTGGAAATCTACAGTCTATTTTAGTAACAGATAGGGGATTTGATTTTAAACAATATCCTACTATTCAAATCAGTGGTGGTAATGGCGATGGTGCTGTTGCTAGTCCAAATATGAAATTGATTGATTATAAACCAATATTTAACGCACAGCAAGTTAATATGATTGGTCTTGGTGCAACTCAATCAACAATTGGATTTTCTACTTATCATAAACTTAGAAATAATGAACCAGTTTATTATAGAAGTGAAGGTCAGGATGGTTTAGTAGGACTTACTACAGACAATTTATATTATGCTCATGTAATTAATGAACATACTATTAAATTAATGCCAACTCAGGCAGATTCTATTGCTGGTATTAATACAGTAGTAATAACTGATTATGGTGTTGGATATCAAAGTTTAGAAACTTATCATCAAAAACTTATTTTAGATTCTATTAATGTAATTTCTTCAGGAAGTGGATATTCTTATAAGAAAAGAACTACGACAACAGCAGGAATTGATACTTCTGCAAATCTTATTAATATTGTAGATCATGGTTATCAGTCTGGAGAAATTGTAAATTATACAGCAGAAAATTTATATATTGATAATCGTCTTTCTGGAGTTGGAACATATTCACAAGTAATTGCTGGTCTTAGTAGTGATACTGATTATTATGTAACAAAAATAGATGATAATAGTTTTAAATTATCTCAAGTTGGTATATCAACTATAGATAAGACAATTTATTATGATACTCAGCAGTTTGTCGAATTAACATCTGTTGGTTTTGGTTATCATTGTTTTAATTATCCTACTATTAGTGTAAATGTAACTGGATTGGTTGGTTTATCTTCAATATCTGATCGTGTAGGTGTTAGTACAGTAGATTTTCAAGCAAAAGTTCAACCAGTTTTTAGAGGTTCGATTACCCATACTCATTTAAAGACTAATGGTATTGGGTATGGTTCATCCACTATAATGAATTATGTTAGAGAACCTGTTGTATCACTTTCTTTTGGATCATTATGCCAATTAAAATGTGAAGTTGAAGATGGTAAGCTTAAGGAAGTTATAGTTACTAATTTTGGTAATGGATATAATTCTCCACCCGATATAGTAATACAAGACCCTCTTGGTGGATTTGGTGCTGTAGTTGTACCTATAATGGGTACTGGACAGGTTGTTGATGTTAAAGTTCTTAATGGTGGTGAACAATATAGCTCAAATACAATAGCTTTTGCTGTATCTGCTGGAGGTGGAGTAGAGTTTAAATCATTTGTCCAAA